TGCGCGTTGAGAAATTATTAACCGACCATATCGACATCTGGTCTTCCGCGCTGCAAACCCGCTCTACTGCCGGGCGCGGCAGCAGTGGCAAAATCGATCTCTACGGCATTAAGAAGCTGCGCGAGTTGATTCTGGAACTGGCGGTGCGCGGCAAACTGGTGCCGCAGGACCCGAACGATGAACCGGCATCTGAGCTGTTAAAGCGTATTGCTGCGGAAAAAGCCGAGCTGGTTAAGCAGGGGAAAATTAAAAAGCAGAAGCCGCTGCCGGAAATTCGCGAGGAAGAAAAACCGTTTGAATTGCCGAGCGGGTGGGAGTGGGTGAGGTTTGGTAATATTTACGAAATGGAATATGGCGACAACTTACCTCAAGAAAAAAGAACTAATACTGGTCAATATAATGTTTATGGCTCCAATGGGGTTGTTGGTACGCACAACGCAGCCTGCGTTTGAATCGCCACGGGTTTAACAGACACCTCAGAGTCATTTAAGATGGCTTAAAGATAGGTGCCCATGAGCGGTAAGCGTTATCCCGAAGAGTTTAAAATTGAAGCAGTCAAACAGGTTGTTGATCGCGGTTATTCTGTTGCCAGCGTTGCAACACGTCTCGATATCACCACCCACAGCCTTTACTCCTGGATAAAGAAGTACGGTCCGGATTCTTCCACTAATAAAGAACAGTCAGATGCTCAGGCCGAGATCCGCTGAAGTGGTCAACAAAAACTGGCCACCGAGTTAGAGTTTTTCCAGTATCGATTTTCCGATTCGTTTGGGGGTAACCCACCGTTATATTCGTGCGGTCTTAGTGCGCTGTAATATCCAACGATATAATCCGTTATGGCGTGAGCTGCCTCGCTGAAGCTTACGTAACCCACCACCGGCATCCATTCGTTCTTCAGACTTCTGAAGAAGCGTTCCATTGGGCTGTTATCCCAGCAATTTCCGCGCCGGCTCATACTCTGCCTGATCTGGTATCGCCACAATAACTGCCGGAACTGCCTGCTCGTATAATGACTGCCCTGATCGCTGTGGAACATCACCCCGCCGGGCTTACCACGGGTTTCCCATGCCATTTCCAGCGCTTTCATGGTGAGCCTGCTGTCCGGCGAGAACGACATGGCCCAGCCTACTGGTTTTCTTGCGAACAGGTCGAGAACAACGGCGAGGTACGCCCAGCGCTTACCCGCCCAGATATAGGTCACATCACCGCACCACACCTGATTTGGCTCGGTCACGGCGAACTGCCGTTCAAGGTAGTTAGGGATAGCAACATGTTCATGACCACCACGTTTATACCGGTGAGTCGGCTGCTGACAGCTGACCAGCCCCAGCTCTTTCATGAGCCTGCCAGCAAGCCAGCGTCCCATCTGGTAGCCTCTCCGGGTTGCCATTGTGGCGATGCTTCTTGCTCCGGCCGAACCGTGGCTGATGCCATGTAGCTCAAGTACCTGACTGCGTAATACAGCCCGTCTGCCGTCTGGTTTTTCAGGACGGTTTTTCCAGTATCTGTAGCTGCTGCGATGAACCCCGAACACATGGCAGAGTGTGACCACAGGATAATGCGCTCTATGTTTCCCGATTATCGAGAACTGTTCAGGGAGTCTGACATCAAGAGCGCGGTAGCCTTTTTTAATATTTCATTCTCCATTTCAATGCGTTGTAGCTTTTTCCTCAGCTCACGTATTTCGATTTGTTCTGGTGTTATCGGAGAGGCTTTTGGTGTTTTGCCCTGACGCTCATCACGCAGTTGTTTGACCCATCTTGTCATTGTGGAAAGGCCAACATCCATAGCTTTGGTGGCATCTGCCACCGTGTAGTTCTGGTCAACAACCAGTTGAGCGGATTCGCGTTTAAACTCTGCGCTGAAATTTCTTTTTTTCATTGGAGCACCTGTGTTGTTCTGAGGTGAGCATATCACCTCTGTTCAGGTGGCCAAATTCAGTGTGCCACTTCACTTGCGATTCAGGGCGGTATTAGAGCTGCTAATGATCCTTTGTATTGCGCCTAAATCCACTAAATTGATTTTCAACAATCAACTTGCCATAATTAAGTCACCGGAGTTTGAACTCCTCCGGTGACTTCTGCGCTAAACGGGGACGTTTATGCGCACATACAATCCAACCTCTCTTCTCCATTCACAGATGCAGAAATGCACCTGCGATATTTTGCATCCAGCGTTTGATCTCTGCGGAGGTGAAGCGTGAACCTCCCACAAGATGGTATCAAATTGCATCGCGGTAACTTCACCGCTATCGGTCGGCAGATCCAGCCTTATCTGGAGGACGGCAAATGCTTTCGCATGGTGCTTAAACCGTGGCGCGAGAGACGCAGTCTTTCCCAGAATGCACTCAGCCACATGTGGTACAGCGAAATCAGTGAATACCTCATCAGCAAGGGTAAAACGTTCGCCACTCCAGCTTGGGTAAAAGATGCTCTCAAACACACATATCTCGGTTATGAAACCAAAGACCTGGTTGATGTCGTAACCGGTGATATCACCACTATCCAGTCGTTACGCCATACCTCCGATCTTGATACCGGAGAGATGTATGTCTTCCTGTGTAAGGTTGAAGCCTGGGCGATGAATATTGGTTGCCACCTGACTATTCCACAGAGCTGCGAGTTTCAGCTGCTGCGCGACAAGCAGGAGGCGTAATGGCTACACCGCTTATTCGTGTCATGAACGGACACATCTACAGAGTACCAAATCGTCGTAAGCGTAAACCTGAGCTGAAGCCATCCGAAATACCAACACTGCTCGGATATACCGCCAGCTTGGTTGATAAAAAATGGTTGCGACTGGCAGCAAGGAGGAGTCATGGCTGATTTGAGAAAAGCAGCGCGTGGTCGGGAATGCCAGGTAAGAATCCCTGGCGTATGTAATGGCAACCCTGAAACGTCTGTACTGGCACATATCCGGCTGACTGGATTGTGCGGCACCGGTACGAAACCGCCAGACCTGATTGCCACCATTGCATGTTCTGCCTGCCACGACGAAATCGACCGCCGCACGCATTTTGTTGACGCTGGATATGCAAAAGAATGCGCGCTGGAAGGTATGGCGAGAACGCAGGTTATCTGGCTGAAAGAGGGGGTAATTAAGGCGTGAATACTTACCACATCACACTACCCTGGCCGCCGAGCAATAACCGCTACTACCGCCATAATCGAGGGCGCACGCACATCAGCGCAGAAGGGCAGGCATACCGCGATAACGTCGCCCGAATCATTAAAGGCTCAATGCTGGATATCGGTCTGGCTATGCCTGTGAAAATCCGCATTGAGTGCCACATGCCGGATCGCCGTCGCCGTGACCTGGATAATCTACAAAAAGCCTCTTTTGACGCACTCACCAAAGCAGGTTTCTGGCTGGATGATGCTCAGGTCGTTGATTACCGCGTTGTGAAGATGCCGGTTGTCAAAGGTGGAAAGCTGGAACTGACCATCACTGAACTGGGAGATGAATGATGTTTGAGTTTTATATGGCAGAACTTCTTCGCCACCGCTGGATGCGCCTGCGCTTATATCGTTTCCCCAGTTCTGTTTTGACCGATTACCGAATACTGAGGAATTACGCCAAAACACTGAAAGGAGCTGCCGCATGAATACCCAATATTTACAGTATGTCCGCGAGCAACTCATGGTGGCTACCGCTGACTTGAGCGGAGCAACGAAAGGCCAGCTTGAAGCCTGGCTGGAGCATGCACAATTTGATACTGGTACATACAAACGAAAGAAGCGACGCATTCTGGATGAGGTAACTGGCAAGATTATTATGCTGGATAATCCGCCGATTTCCGGTAAACAGTCGTACGCAAAAGGTTCATCTGTCGCCCTGATCAGTCCGGTCGAGTTTTCAACCTCTTCATGGCGCCGCGCTGTTCTGTCTCTCGATGAGCATCAGAAAGCATGGTTGCTGTGGAGTTACAGTGAAAATATTCGCTGGGAGCATCAGGTTGCCATAACGCAGTGGGCATGGAGCGAGTTTAAGACTCTGTTGGGTACCAGAAAAATTGCAGGTAAGACACTGGAACGCCTGAAGAAGTTGATCTGGCTGGCGGCACAGGATGTGAAGAGCGAACTGGCAGGGCGTGAGGCTTATGAATACCAGGAACTGGCGTCACTGGTGGGAGTGACATCAAAAAACTGGTCTGAGACATTCACTGAACGCTGGGTTGCAATGAAGCACATTTTTCTACAGCTTGATAGCGAAGCTTTATTGCTTCTAACGAGAACACGTTCAAAACAAAAGGCGACATTTTCACAGCAAAATATTGCAAAACTGGATTAAAAAGCATATATTTCATATAAATCTGATATTTTGCCAATGTTGTACGCACTGGCAGTAATCCAAATTCAAGCTCGAGGTTTAAAGCCTTGGGCTTTTCTGTTTCTGGGCGGTGAGTATCCTTCCAACGTACCCCAGCCAGGGTGTCTTCAGCTGTTGAGTTGATATTGCTTACCCCTCTGTTGCCAGCTACATGCTGGCTTTTTTATTCCAGGCTTGCGGGGAGCATCAACTCCGTGCTTTGTCGTTAAATTACCCCGTGAGCCTGATTTCTGACATTTAACGTCCCGGCCTTTTGTCGGCGGCGAAACATTGGCTATTCATATGCACGAAAAAGAGAGCCTTGCCGGAGCGTTCTGGCTCGTTTTGCTGATCATCGCAGGTTGGGGCGGTCTAGTCCGCTACCTGATAGATGTGAAGCAGAGTAAAGCAACGTGGAGTTGGATAAATGCTCTGGCTCAGATAGTGGTATCAGGATTCACCGGTGTTATTGGTGGCCTGATCAGCATCGAAAGTGGATTCAGTATTTACATGATTCTCGCGACAGCGGGGATTAGTGGTGCGATGGGTTCGGTTGCACTGACGTACTTCTGGGAACGACTGACAGGGGTGAAAAATGCAAAATCTTAATCCTCAGCGTAAAGCTTTCCTCGATATGGTGGCATGGTCAGAAGGAACGGATAACGGACGGCAGAAAACCAGAAATCATGGTTATGACGTCATTGTTGGCGGAGAGCTATTCACTGATTACTCCGATCACCCTCGCAAACTTGTCACGCTAAACCCCAAACTCAAATCAACAGCCGCCGGACGTTACCAGCTTCTTTCCCGTTGGTGGGATGCCTACCGTAAGCAGCTTGGCCTGAAAGACTTCTCTCCCAAAAGTCAGAACGCTGTGGCATTGCAACAGATTAAAGAGCGTGGCGCTTTGCCGATGATTGATCGCGGTGATATCCGTCAGGCAATCGACCGTTGCAGCAATATCTGGGCTTCATTGCCGGGTGCTGGTTACGGTCAGTATGAACATAAAATCGGTGATCTGATTGCCCGGTTTAAAGAGGCTGGTGGGGTGGTAAATGAAGTTGAGCTATAATTTGGTTATCGCTGCATTCTTCTTTACTGTCATCGGTTCTTTCATCTGGTCTGCCAACCACTACTACAGCAAATATCAGCACGAAAAGAAACGTGCTGATGAGGCTGTACAAAATGCCAAATCGGCAACTGTCATTACCAATAACGTCCTGCAATCACTGCAAATCGTCAATACAGTTCTGGAGGCCAACCAGCATGCAAAACAGCAGATCACACTGGAGTCACAGAGAACCCAGGAAGATATCAAAGTGGCTGTTGCGGATGATGATTGTGCTTCACGTCCTGTGCCTGCTGCCGCTGCTGACCGGTTGCGGAAGTACGCGAACAGTTTACGTGCAGATTCCAACGATGCCGTTACCGGCGAACCTGCTCGCTGAAACTCCACAGCCAGTTATCCCCAATCCTCTGACTTATGGAGGTAGTCTGGATTTGAATATCAGTTTATTGTCGGCATTATGGCAGTGCAATTTGGATAAAGTGGGGATTAGAAAGATAGAGGCGAGCCGGTCAGGTAGAAATGAATCAGGCTCAAAGTGAAGCGGAAAAGGTCTGTGGCACAAACTGATGCTGCCATAATTACAGCCTGATGACTTGTGGAATGAAACATGTTGAACCTCCTTAATTGATGTGATTCGAGTGAGGAAGGCATTCTGTCCCTCTATAGTGTCCATTAAATCAAACGGGAAATTTGTTTCATGCGTGAGACAAGTCTCTCCATTAGTGAGTTGTATTGATTGCGACTCTTCAAAGAATCCATTACTGCGTTGATGAAAAAGGTTTACTACGAATGAAGGCTGCTATTTCGCTGGTTTCTTCATTGGAGTACATATGCCCCCACGAACCCCAAAAGCCTGCCGTGTTCGCGGCTGCCGCTCTACAACCACGGACCCTTCAGGCTACTGCGAAAGCCACAAAAGCGAAGGCTGGAAGCAATACAAACCTGGACAATCCCGTCATCAGCGCGGCTACGGTTCGAAGTGGGACAGTATCCGCGCGCGTGTCCTGAAGCGTGACAAAGGCCTGTGTCAGTTATGTCTGCGTGCTGGTGTGGTGCGTGAGGCGAAGACCGTTGACCACATCATCCCTAAATCGCATGGCGGCACTGATGTCGACAGTAATCTGCAGAGTTTGTGCTGGCCGTGTCATAAGGCGAAGACGGCCCGTGAACGGCTGAAGTAAGAACCAGTTCCCACTGCCAGAGGGGAGGGGCGGGTCAAATCTCTGTGACCTGACGTCTTCCGGACTGCCCGCCCCATCGTTTTTTTATACCCGCGAAAAATGAAATTTAACCAGGAGTGCCGCATATGGCTGGAACGGCGGGGCGTTCTGGGCGTCGCCCCAAGCCAACGGCGCGCAAGGCGCTGGCCGGAAACCCCGGCAAGCGAGCCCTGAATAAAGATGAACCTGTTTTTACGCCCATCAAAGGTGTTGAGCCACCGGAGTGGTTCGCTGAAGAAGATCTCCCTCTCGCTACGATCATGTGGCAACTGACAACTAAAGAACTCTGCGGTCAGGGCCTGCTGTGCGTGACTGACCTCGCGGTTCTTGAGCGGTGGTGCGTGGCCTACGAGTTCTGGCGACGTGCCGTGAAAAATATTGCCAGACAGGGCAACACCATCACCGGTGCAATGGGCGGTATGGTCAAAAATCCGGAGCTGACCGCCAAAAAAGAACAGGAGTCCGAGATGAGCAGTACGGGGGCAATGCTCGGACTCGACCCCAGCAGCCGCCAGCGTCTGATTGGCCTGGCGGGGAAGAAGAAAGCCACTAACCCGTTTCTGAAAATCATCGAATCATGAGCCGGAAATCTTACCCCAACGTAAATGCTGCCAATCAGTATGCCCGGGATGTCGTGCGCGGAAAGATTGTGGCCTGCCAGTTTGTGATTCAGGCCTGCCAGCGCCATCTTGATGACCTGATGGCGGAAAAAAGTAAGTCGTTTCGTTACCGCTTCGACAAGGACCTGGCTGAACGGGCCGCGAAATTTATTCAGCTGTTGCCGCACACCAAGGGGGAGTGGGCATTCAAACGGATGCCCATCACGCTGGAGCCGTGGCAGCTATTTGTGATCTGCTGTGCGTTTGGCTGGGTCAATAAAGGCACCCGGTTGCGCCGCTTCCGGGAGGTGTACACCGAAATCCCCCGTAAGAACGGCAAATCAGCAATCTCTGCCGGTGTTGCCCTGTATTGTTTTGCCTGTGATAACGAGTTTGGCGCGGAAGTGTATTCCGGTGCCACGACAGAGAAACAGGCGTGGGAAGTCTTTCGCCCGGCGCGACTGATGTGTAAACGCACACCCATGCTGACGGAAGCGTTCGGGATTGAGGTTAACGCCTCAAACATGAACCGTCCGGAGGATGGCGCGCGGTTTGAACCGCTGATCGGCAACCCAGGTGATGGTTCATCACCCCACTGTGCCGTGGTTGATGAATATCACGAGCATGCCACCGATGCGCTTTATACCACAATGCTTACCGGGATGGGGGCGCGACGTCAGCCACTGATGTGGGCCATCACCACCGCCGGGTACAACATTGAGGGGCCGTGCTACGACAAGCGGCGGGAAGTCATCGAGATGCTCAACGGCTCGGTGCCTAACGATGAACTGTTCGGGATCATCTATACCGTTGATGAAGGTGACGACTGGACCGACCCGCAGGTGCTGGAAAAAGCCAATCCAAATATTGGCGTGTCGGTTTATCGCGAATTTTTGTTAAGTCAGCAGCAGCGTGCGAAAAATAACGCCCGTCTGGCAAACGTCTTTAAAACAAAACACCTCAATATCTGGGTGTCGGCGCGTTCGGCGTATTTCAACCTGGTGAGCTGGCAGAGCTGCGAGGATAAATCACTGACCCTTGAGCAGTTCGAGGGGCAGCCGTGCATTCTGGCCTTTGACCTGGCGCGTAAGCTGGATATGAACAGCATGGCGCGACTTTATACCCGCGAGATTGACGGTAAAACGCATTACTACAGTGTGGCCCCGCGCTTCTGGGTACCGTATGACACGGTGTACAGCGTCGAGAAAAATGAAGATCGACGGACAGCCGAACGCTTTCAGAAATGGGTGGAAATGGGCGTTCTGACCGTTACCGATGGTGCAGAGGTGGATTATCGCTACATCCTCGAGGAGGCCAAAGCGGCGAACAAAATCAGCCCGGTCAGTGAGTCACCCATCGACCCCTTCGGGGCGACCGGGTTGTCACATGACCTTGCTGATGAAGACCTGAACCCCATCACTATCATTCAGAACTACACCAACATGTCCGACCCGATGAAAGAGCTGGAAGCGGCAATTGAATCGGGGCGCTTTCATCATGACGGCAATCCCATCATGACCTGGTGTATCGGCAACGTGGTCGGCAAAACCATTCCGGGTAACGATGATGTGGTGAAGCCCGTCAAAGAGCAGGCGGAAAACAAAATCGATGGTGCAGTTGCGCTGATTATGGCGGTTGGCAGAGCCATGCTGTACGAGAAAGAAGACACGCTGTCTGACCACATTGAGTCCTATGGGATCCGCTCGCTTTAACTGAGGTAATTATGATCATGCTGATTCTCGCGCCTCTGGTGGGCGTGCTGGGGGCGCTTTTGCTGGCGTATGGTGCCTGGCTGATTTATCCCCCGGCGGGGTTTGTTGTTGCCGGGGCGTTGTGCCTGTTCTGGTCGTGGCTGGTGGCGCGATATCTCGACCGTACACAGTCGTCTGTCGGCGGAGGTAAATAGTGTTCTTTTCGGGATTATTTCAACGAAAAAGTGACGCACCGGTGACCACGCCAGCAGAGCTGGCGGATGCTATCGGGTTGTCCTACGACACCTATACCGGAAAGCAGATCAGCAGCCAGCGGGCCATGCGACTGACGGCGGTTTTTTCCTGTGTCAGGGTGCTGGCGGAGTCGGTCGGGATGTTGCCCTGCAACCTGTATCACCTGAACGGCAGCCTGAAGCAGAGAGCCACTGGCGAACGTCTGCATAAGCTGATCTCCACGCATCCCAATGGCTATATGACGCCGCAGGAGTTCTGGGAGCTGGTGGTCACCTGTCTGTGCCTGCGGGGAAACTTTTACGCCTACAAAGTGAAAGCATTTGGCGAAGTGGCTGAACTGCTGCCCGTCGATCCCGGCTGTGTGGTACCGAAGCTTAACAGTAGCTGGGAGCCGGTCTATCAGGTCACATTCCCGGATGGCTCCACGGATGTACTGAGCCAGGAGGATATCTGGCATGTGCGCACGCTGACGCTGGACGGACTGGTGGGGCTGAATCCCATCGCCTATGCCCGCGAGGCAATATCGCTGGCGGCAGCGACCGAAGAGCACGGGGCCAGACTGTTCAGCAATGGCGCGGTGACGTCGGGTGTGTTGCGTACAGAGCAGACGCTGTCAGATCAGGCTTATGAGCGCCTGAAGAAAGATTTTGAGGAGCGTCACACCGGGCTTGGCAATGCTCACCGCCCGATGATCCTTGAGATGGGGCTGGACTGGAAGTCGATGGCGCTGAACGCCGAGGACAGCCAGTTCCTGGAAACCCGCAAGTTTCAGCTTGAAGAAATCTGTCGTCTGTTCCGGGTGCCGTTGCACATGGTGCAGAACACCGATCGCGCCACCTTCAACAATATTGAAGAGCTGGGGCTGGGATTTATCAACTATTCACTGGTGCCGTATCTGACCCGCATCGAACAGCGGATCAACACCGGACTGGTACGAAAAAGTAAGCAGGGCGTTTATTACGCCAAATTTAACGCCGGGGCGTTACTGCGCGGGGATATGAAGTCCCGTTTTGAAGCCTACGCCACCGGGATCAACTGGGGAATTTACTCTCCCAATGACTGCCGCGACCTGGAAGATATGAATCCGCGTCCCGGTGGTGATGTCTATCTCACACCGATGAACATGACCACGAAACCCTCCGATGGCAGTAAGGCCGGTAAGCAGAAGGATAACGCCAATGCAGACGAAACAACGTCTTGATGTACCGCTGAGTCTGAAATCTGTCAGTGACTCCGGTGAGTTTGAAGGGTATGGCTCCGTCTTTGGTGTAAAGGACAGCCACGATGATGTGGTGATGTCCGGGGCATTTGCTGCTTCCCTGCGGGCGTGGAGTGACAGAAAAGCGTTACCTGCGCTGCTCTGGCAGCACCGCATGGATGAACCCATCGGTGTTTACACCGAAATGAAGGAAGACGATGTCGGGCTTTACGTCAGGGGACGGTTGCTTATTGATGATGATCCCCTCGCAAAACGCGCACATGCACACATGAAGGCCGGTTCGTTAACCGGCCTTTCTATTGGGTACGTCCTGAAAGACTGGGAATACGACCGGAGCAAAGAAGCCTTTCTGCTGAAAGAAATCGACCTCTGGGAAGTCAGCCTGGTGACGTTCCCGTCTAACGACGAGGCGCGGATCAGCGACGTCAAGAACGCACTGGCCCGCGGGGAAATCCCCGAACAGAAAAAAATCGAAAGAGTCCTGTGTGATGTCGGACTCTCCCGTACCCAGGCCAAAGCATTCATGGCCGGGGGCTATGGCGCACTGTCCCTGCGCGACGCTGAGGATGTGGGCTCTGCACTGAATGCACTAAATGCACTGAAAAATCTGAACTTCTAATCAGGAGAAATACGATGGCGGTTGATATTAAAGATGTGGAACAGGTCGCGCAGGAGCTGCAGCAGAAGTTTGACGACTTCAAAGCAAAGAACGACAAGCGCGTGGATGCGATTGAGCAGGAAAAAGGCAAACTTGCCGGGCAGGTGGAAACCCTGAACGGGAAACTCAGCGAGCTGGAAAACCTCAAAAGCGATCTTGAAAAAGAGCTTCTTGAGCTGAAACGTCCGGCAGGTGGTGCGCAAAATAAACTGGCCACCGAGCATAAAGAAGCGTTTGTGGGCTTCCTGCGTAAAGGCCGTGAAGATGGTCTGCGCGATCTGGAGCGCAAGGCATTACAGGTGGGCACCGATGAAGACGGCGGCTATGCCGTGCCGGAAGCACTGGATCGCAACATTCTTACCCTGCTGAAAGATGAAGTGGTGATGCGTCAGGAAGCCACGGTGATCACCGTTGGCGGTTCCGACTACAAAAAACTGGTGAATCTGGGCGGCACGGCTTCCGGATGGGTGGGCGAGACTGACGCGCGCTCCCAGACTGCCACCTCAAAACTGGGACTGATTGAACCTTTCATGGGGGAAATCTACGGTAACCCGCAGGCCACTCAGAAAATGCTGGATGATGCCTTTTTCAACGTGGAAGCATGGATCAACAGCGAGCTGGCAACCGAATTTGCCGAACAGGAAGAAATTGCCTTTACCACCGGCGATGGTACCAAGAAGCCGAAAGGGTTCCTGGCGTATGAATCCACTGATGAAACCGATAAGGTCCGGGCGTTCGGCAAACTTCAGCATATTGTATCCGGCGACGCGACTGCGGTGACCGCAGACGCCATTATCAAACTGATTTACACGCTGCGTAAGGCACACCGCACCGGCGCGAAGTTCATGATGAACAACAACAGCCTGTTTGCCATCCGTCTGCTGAAAGACACCGAGGGTAACTATCTGTGGCGTCCGGGGCTGGAACTGGGGCAGCCGTCCTCTCTGGCGGGTTACGGTATCGCTGAAAACGAACAGATGCCGGATATCGCCGCTGATGCGAAAGCCATTGCATTTGGTAACTTCAAACGGGGTTACACCATCGTTGACCGTATCGGCACCCGCATTCTGCGTGACCCGTACACCAATAAACCGTTTGTCGGTTTTTATACCACCAAGCGCACCGGCGGGATGCTGGTCGATTCGCAGGCCATCAAACTGCTGAAGATTGCAGCGGCGTAATCACTCAGGGGCGCGGAACCGCGCCCCCTGTTCTGACGGGTGAAGAATCATGATCCTGAAACAAGATCTGAAATGGTCACCGGACGGTATGCGTGTTGAGGTCATTCGGGCCGGTGAGTATGACGACGGGGCGCTTCCTGCCCGGGTGCAGGAGATTGCACTTCAGGCCGGGTTAGCAGAGCGCGGAACCAGTGCAAAAAGCAGTAAAGCGACAAAAGAGAAAAAAGCCACGACCAGTAAAGAGGGCTGAGTATGCTTCTGACAATGGAAGAGATTAAAGCCCAACTCCGGCTGGATGAGGATTTCGATGCTGATGACCGCCATCTGCAACTGCTGGCCTGTGCGGCGCAAAAGCGGACGGAAACGTATCTGAACCGGAAGCTCTATGCACCGGATGAAACCATTCCGGACAGCGACCCGGACGGACTGCACCTGCCGGATGATATTCGTCTGGGGATGCTGATGCTTATCAGCCATTTTTACGAAAACCGCTCGTCGGTTACGGAAGTGGAGAAACTCGACATGCCGCAGAGTTTTGGCTGGCTTGTCGGCCCGTACAGGTACTTTCCGCAATGAAAATTCGTCAGGCGCAGACCAGCGCAACCTACATTCTGCCGGACCCAGGTGAACTGAATAAACGCGTCCTGATCCGCCTGCGGGTGGATATGCCCGCGGATAACTTTGGCGTGGAGCCTCAATACCCGGTTACGTTCCGGACATGGGCGAAGGTTATCCAGACCAGTGCCACCACCTGGCAGGAAACCGCGCAGACCGGGGACGCCATCACCCATTACATCACCATTCGTTACCGCCGGAGGATCACCGCTGATTATGAGGTGGTCTGCGGTGACAGTGTGTACCGGGTGAAACGTCAGCGCGATCTGAACGGGGCGCGGCGCTTTCTGCTGCTGGAGTGTACGGAGCTGGGCGAATGTAGGCAGAGTCACGGAGGCAGCAATGGCGACTCCCTTTTTTCACGTTGATGTTCAGCAGCCCGCCGAGATGCGCTTTAACCGCGCCCGTGTCCGGCGGGCGTTTGTCACGATTGGGCAGCGTCATATGCGTGATGCCCGTCGGCTGGTGATGCGCCGTGCGCGGTCGGCACCGGGTGAAAACCCCGGTTATCAGACCGGACGCCTGGCTCGTTCGATTGGTTATATGGTGCCGAGAGCCAGTAAAAAGCGAGCCGGTTTTATGACACGCATTGCCCCTAACCAGCGCAACGGGAAGGGGAACCGGATGATCTCTGGTGACTTCTATCCGGCGTTTCTGTTTTTTGGTGTCCGGGGAGGAGCAAAACGTCGTCGCAGTCATCATCGTGGTGCATCCGGTGGCAGCGGCTGGCGACTGGCTCCACGTAATAACTTCATGGTGGAAACTCTTGAAAAGAACCGCAGCTGGACACGCTATTTTCTGGCGCGGGAATTGCGTAAATCACTGAAGCCGGAGCGACGACACAGATGAAACTGACGCCTGTTATTGCTGCGCTGCGTGCCCGCTGCCCGTATTTTGAAAACCGGGTGGCAGGCGCGGCACAGTTCAAAAATCTGCCGGAGGTCGGAAAGCTGAGACTCCCGGCGGCGTATGTGGTACCGGGTGATGACTCTCCGGGAGAAAACAAAAGCCAGACCGACTACTGGCAGGAGCTGAAAGAGGGCTTCTCCGTGGTTGTCATACTGAGTAACGGGCGTGATGAGCGCGGTCAGTTTGCCTCGTATGATGTGGTGGACGATGTCCGGCAGATGCTCTTTAAGGCCCTGCTGGGCTGGAACCCGGAAGCGTGCGGTAACCCGATTACCTATGACGGCGGCACGCTGCTGGATCTGAATCGTCATGAGCTGATTTATCAGTTCGATTTTTCGGTCATCAGCGAGCTGACCGAAGACGATACCCGCCAGCAGGATGACCTGAACAGTCTGGATGAACTGCGAACGCTGGCGATTGATGTTGATTATCTCGATCCCGGTAACGGGCCTGACGGCGATATCGAACATCACACCGAAATAACCCTTCCTTCCTGAGGATCATCATGTTTGTGAAACCTGTTAAAGGGCGGTCAGTGCCTGACCCTGCCCGCGGCGACCTTTTGCCCGCCGAAGGGCGAAATGTTGACGAGAACAACTACTGGCTGCGCCGTGAAGCAGCGGGTGATATCCGGCGCGTGAATAAAAAGGTGAACACCGATGACGATAAGCTTTAACACCATTCCGTCGAATACGCTGGTTCCGCTGTTTTATGCGGAAATGGATAACCAGGCGGCGAATACTGCACAGGACAGCGGAGCATCGCTGCTGATTGGTCATGCCAATAACGGTGCAGAGATTGTTGCCAACAGTCTGGTGCTGATGCCGTCGGCAGACTATGCACGCCAGATTTGTGGTGCGGGAAGTCAGCTGGCGCGTATGGTCGAGGCTTATCGCCAGACCGACCCGTTTGGTGAACTGTATGTGATTGCCGTTCCTGAATCCACGGGCGCGGCGGCAACAGTTACGCTGACGGTGACCGGGGCGGCAACCGAAACCGGCACGGTGAATGTTTATGTGGGACGTACCCGCGTGCAGGCACCGGTGACTAACGGCGATAACGTCACGACGATTGCCAGCAGTATCCAGGATGCCATCAATGCCGTTCCGGCCCTGCCGTTTACGGCCTCATCTTCGGCAGGCGTGGTCACGCTGACCGCGCGTCATAAGGGGCTTTGCGGGAATGAAATTCCTGTCAGCCTCAATTACTACGGCTTTGGTGGGGGCGAAGTGCTGCCAGCGGGCGTACAGATTGCTGTGGCGACGGGGAGCGCCGGAACGGGCGCTCCTGTTCTCACCGGCGCGGTGGCTGCAATGGCGGATGAGCCGTTTGATTATATCGGCCTGCCGTTCAACGACACGGCCTCCGTTAACACGCTGGTGACCGAGATGAACGATACCAGCGGTCGCTGGAGCTATGCGCGTCAGCTGTATGGTCATGTGTATACGGCAAAGATCGGCACGCTGTCAGAACTGGTGACCGCAGGTGACCAGTTTAACCAGCAGCACATTACCCTGGCGGGGTACGAAAAAGACACCCAGACGCCTGCCGACGAACTGGCGGCAAGCCGTACCGCCCGCGCAGCGGTGTTTATCCGCAACGATCCGGCACGTCCCACGCAGACCGGTGAGCTGGTGGGTATGCTGCCTGCGCCGAAGGGGAAACGGTTCACGATGACCGAACAACAGACCCTGCTGTCTCATGGCGTGGCAACGGCGTATGTCGAAAGCGGGGTACTGCGCATTCAGCGTGATGTCACCACGTACAGGAAAAACGCTTACGGGGTTGCGGATAACAGCTACCTCGACAGCGAGACGCTGCATACCAGCGCGTATGTACTGCGCAAACTGAAATCCGTCATTACCAGTAAGTACGGGCGTCACAAGCTTGCCAGCGACGGTACCCGCTTTGGTCCCGGTCAGGCGATTGTCACCCCGGCGGTAATCAAAGGGGAACTGCTGGCAACCTACCGTCAGCTTGAGCGTGCGGGGATCGTGGAAAACTACGAACTGTTTAAGCAGTACCTGGTTGTGGAGCGTGATGCCAGCGATCCGAACCGCCTGAACACGCTTTTCCCGCCTGACTATGTTAACCAGTTGCGTGTCTTTGCCGTGGTTAACCAGTTCCGTCTTCAGTATTCAGAGGAGTCCGCATAATGGCCCGTATCGGGGGAACCTGTTATTTCAAAATTGACGGTCAGCAGCTATCGCTGACCGGCGGCATTGAGGTGCCTATGAACAAAACGGTTAACGATGACATCATCGGTCTGGATGGTTCAGTGGACCGCAAGGAAACTCACCGTGCACCTTATGTCAAAGGGACCTTCAAGGTGCCGAAGAATTTTCCGGTGAGCAAAATCACCTCGTCTGATGAGATGACCATCACTGCCGAGCTGGCGAACGGTCAGGTCTATGTACTGTCGTCTGCCTGGCTGCACGGCGAAGCGAACCATAATGCCGAAGAAGGCACGGTCGATCTTGAGTTCCACGGTGAAGAAGGGGATTACCAGTAATGAAAGAGCTTGAGTTAAAGAAACCGATTACCGCTCATGGCGAGACACTCTCCGTACTGGAGTTTGATGAGCCCACCGGGAAAGATGTCCGCGAGCTGGGATATCCCTACCAGATGAATCAGGATGAGTCCGTCAGACTTCTGGCGCATGTGGTATCGAAATACATCGTGCGGCTGGCGAAAGTGCCGCAAAGCTCTGTCGACCAGATGTCTCCGGCAGACCTGAATGCAGCGGCGTGGCTTGTGGCCGGTTTTTTCCTCCAGGCCTGACGGCTGAATACCTCACTGATCGCTTCTTTGACTGCGCCAGTTACTGGCGCATTAATCCCTTCGAATTGCTGAATATGCCGATCAGTGAAATTCCCTTGCTGGTCAGTCAGGCAAACAGGATAGAGCAGGAGAAACGCACACATGGCTGAATTTGAGCTTAAGGCGTTGATCACCGGTGTCGACAGGCTTTCTCCCGCGCTGTCGAAAATGCAAAAGAAAATCCGGGGATTTAAACGCCAGGCGGAAGAAGCGTCACAGGGTGGGCTGGCGCTTGGTGGCGGACTGGCAGCGGGTCTGACGCTTTCCCTGAAATCTTATGCCGATCAGGAAAACGCCGCCACCGGGCTGAAAGTCGCCATGATGGATGCGAACGGCGAGGTTGGAAAGAGCTTTCAGGACATCAATAAACTGGCTATTGGCCTGGGTAACCAGCTACCCGGTACAACGGCTGATTTCCAGAACATGATGCAGATGCTGGTGCGTCAGGGGATCCCGGCAGAAAACATTCTGGGTGGTGTGGGTAAAGCGACAGCTTATCTTGCGGTACAACTGAAAAAAACACCGGAAGCGGCTGCTGAGTTTGCTGCAAAGATGCAGGATGCTACCGGAACGGCGTCAGAAGACATGATGGGGCTGTTCGACACTATCCAGAAGGCGTTTTATCTGGGCGTTGACGATACCAACATGTTGTCCTTCTTCACTAAAACCAGTTCTGTTCTGAAGATGGTGAACAAGGACGGTCTTCAGGCTGCACAGAGCCTTGCCCCCATCAGCGTCATGATGGATCAGATGGGGATGAACGGGGAGTCGGCAGGTAATGCCCTGCGAAAAGTTATCCAGTCCGGATTAAGCGTTAAGAAAATCAGGGACGTCAATAAAGTCATGGCCCGCCAGAGACTCGGGGTACAGCTCGATTTTACTGACGGCAAAGGAAGTTTTGGCGGTCTTGATAACATGTTCAGGCAACTGGCAAAGCTGCGAAAACTGACCGACGTTAAGCGAACAGGTGTACTTAAGGCAATATTTGGTGATGATGCCGAAACCCTTCAGGTGGTCAATGCACTAATCGATAAAGGAAAGGATGGCTACGATCAGATCCAGCAGAAGATGAATAAACAGGCCAGCCTGAATAAACGTGTTCAGGCACAGCTTGGTACGCTGTCCAACCTGTGGGAGGCAATGACGGGGACCGCAACTAACGGCCTTGCGGCTATTGGCGGCGCATTTTCTGGTGACGCCAAAAATATCACGCAATGGCTGGGGGAGTTGGGGGAAAAATTCACGAAGTTTGCGGATGAAAATCCCCGGGTTATTCGCGGCGTCGTCGGGCTTGCTGCCGGTCTTGCGATTCTGAAACTGGGATTGATGGGCGTGGGCGGTGCCATCAGCATTGTCAGCAGGATCATGTCGATGACGCCGATTGGCATGATTGCGACGGCGATAGCCCTGGCTGCGGGATTAATTATCACTAACTGGGATGTTGTCGGACCTTATTTCAAGAAGCTCTGGGAAACCATTGGTCCTTATTTTGAGGCTGGCTGGGAACTCCTTAAGAAAGTTTTTGCCTGGTCGCCGCTGGGGATGGTGATCAATAACTGGGGGCCGGTTGTTAAGTGGTTTCAGGATATGTGGGACAAGCTGAAGCCAATTATTGAGTGGTTTACCGACAGTTCCGGTGACACGGTCGATGCCATTAACTCTGCGCAGTGGGGCGCGGGTGCTTATGATGCTTATGGGACGGGAATACCGGCACGGGGATACACTCCTTATCCGGCGGTGGATCCGACTCAGGCAAACAACGCCTCCGATGCCACAGGCTCGAATCCCTTCATGATTAATAAAGCTACCGCGCCAAAAGTTGATGGTGAGATCAAGGTATCATTTATAAATATGCCACCAGGTATGCGGGTTACGGAAACACGCTCCAGTGGCATTGATATAAATCACGATGTTGGCTATACCCGATTTTGGTAGCCAGGATTCCCCTCACATGTATTGCTGGTTGTAAGTCATAAATAGAGTGATAGAATTAATGCACATTTAGAAAAATGTTAATAGGCGAAAAATGAAAGGCTATATCACAGCAAGTGTAATTCTTGGAGCAGCGGCTATTTTTTCATCTCTCATAATCTCTGGCAACATCTCCTTTAAAGATGAACATATTATTCAGTTATCTGGAGGAGCCATAAAACTTGGTGATGTTTATAAAGAAAATAAATTGATAAGTGCAAAGATTATTTTTCCAGATAATCAGGGTGAACAGATTCTTGTTGTCGACGGCAATCCTGAAAACTTTAAGGAGGATTTTCAGGAGAAATTAAATAAAGTAATAAAAACTTTAAATGCGTCAAAGAAAAAAGATGAAGAGAAAGTTAGCCTGGATAATTTAAGTGTTATTGAAGAGTCTAAACTAGAGCTCGTTTCTGCGGTGCGTTACTCTGCTCAGTATGTTCCTATGTTTACTCTGACGCTGGACAAAAAAGAAATTACCATGCCTAAAAATACGGTAATATTTCCATTTGCCAGCGATGAAACAGCTAAGTATTTAAATGAACAACAGCAAAAGTATAAAGATTCGTTGTTTCTGACTCGCTAATTAATAAAATTCATTACAAGGCCACCTTCTAATAGGTGGCTTTTTTATTTTCGGAGTGTATATGACGTGGAAAGACAGGCTTCAGGATGCGTCATTTCGAGGTGTGCCGTTTAAGGTTGAAGAAGAAAGTGCGGGAACCGGCCGTCGTGTGGAAACACACGAATATCCGAACCGCGACAAACCCTATACCGAAGATCTGGGAAAAGTCACTTTCCGCCCGTCCATCACAGCTTATGTGGTGGGAGATGACTGCTTTGACCAGCGCGATCGCCTGATTGAAGCGCTGAATAAACCCGGTCCCGGCACGCTTGTCCACCCGACATATGGTGAGCTGAAAGTCTGTGTTGACGGGGAAGTTCGGGTCAGCACATCGAAAAGTGAAGGGCGTATTGTCCGCTTTGACCTGAAGTTTGTCGAAGCGGGAGAACTCTCTTACCCCACATCAGGTGCGGCGACGGCGCAGACGCTGATGTCATCCTGTTCTGCACTGGATGACTGCATCAGTGACAGTTTCAGTGGTTTCAGTATCGATGGCGTGGCGGATTTTGTGCAGAACGACGTCGTCGGTAATGCCAGCACAATGCTTGGGTATGTTTCTGATGCGATGAAAGTGGTGGATTCTGCCGTATCGGATGCCGCCAGGCTGTTGCAGGGGGATATCTCGGTACTTCTGCCGCCGCCATCGTCAGGCAAAAATTTCGTTGAGCAGGTGCAGAAAATGTGGCGTACCGGGAAACGCCTTTATGGTAACGCCAGCGACCTGGTCACCATGATCAAAACGCTTTCCGGTGTCAGCCTCGGCAGCGATCTGCAACCGCGCGGCGTCTGGAAAACGGACAGTAAAACCACCGCCACGGCGACGCAGCAGCGTAACGTGGTTGCCAGCACCCTTCGTACGACCGCAATCAGCGAAGCGGCGTATGCCGTCACCCGATTGCCTGCGCCAACAACTTCCGCGGTGATGCAGAATTCCGCAGTGGGGCAGGCAACAACACCCGCGCAGAGCACTGGCTGGCCTTCCGTCACGCATCCGGCACTGAACAATGCACCGGCGGTGAAAAACACGGTTGACCTGCCGACGTGGGAAGAACTGACTGACATTCGCGACACACTGAATACGGCAATTGATAAGGAGTTGTCCCGTACAACCAGCGATGCGCTGTTTCTGGCGCTGCGCCGGGTGAAAGCAGATCTGAATGCGGATATCAACACGCGCCTTGAACAGTCTGCACGGATCATTCAGCGCACACCGGATGAGGTTTTACCCGCGCTGGTGCTGGCGGCGACCTGGTTTGATAACGCGGCGCGTGACGCGGACATTATCCGGCGTAATGCCATTACGCATCCCGGCTTTGTGCCGGTGATCCCTCTGAAGGTGCCAGTGCAATGAACGATAACGTCACGCTACGGGTAAATGGCCGGGAGTGGAATGGCTGGACATCGGTGCGCATCGGTGCCGGTATTGAACGACTGGCGCGGGATTTCAGTGTGGAGATCACCCGCCAGTGGCCGGGAGATGAGGGTATTACCACGCTTCAGCCGCGCATTAAAAATGGTTCAAAAGTGGAAGTGCTGATTGGTGATGAGCTGGTGATCACCGGCTGGGTGGAGGCGACCCCCGTTCGTTACGATGCCCGTTCGGTCAGCACCGGTATTGCCGGACGTAGTCTGACCGCTGACCTGATTGACTGTGCAGCCGAACCGACACAGTTTAACGGACGATCGCTGGTACAGATTGCGCAGGCGCTTGCTGCGCCTTTCGGCATTGAGGTGGTGAACAGCGGTGCGCCGTCGGGTGTTATTCCTGATGTCCAGCCTGATCACGGTGAAACGGTGATTGAGGTGATCAACAAAATACTCGGTCAGCAGCAGGCGCTGGCTTACGACGATCCGCACGGCAGGCTGGTGATTGGCGGTATTGGCTCAACGCGGGCACATACCGCGCTGGTACTTGGGGAAAACATCCTTTCCTGTGATACGGAGAAGAGTATCCGGGAGCGGTTTTCAGTTTACCAGGTGGCGGGGCAGCGTGCCGGAAACGACGATGATTTCGGTGAGGCCACCACCACCGCGCTGCGGGCCCGCACAGAGGACGCATTTATTGCCCGTTACCGTCCGATGTATATCAGGCAGACAGGGCAGGCCACGGGGGCAGGCTGTATTGCGCGTGCTGACTTTGAAGCCCGGCAACGGGCGGCGCGGACGGATGAAACCACCTATGTGGTGCAGGGCTGGCGACAGGGTAACGGTACGCTGTGGCAGCCCAACCAGCGGGTGATTGTCTTCGATCCGGTCTGTGGTTTCGACAATACCGAACTGCTTGTCTCGGAAGTCACGTTTACTCAGGACCAGAACGGCACCCTGACGGAAATCCGTGTCGGCCCACCTGATGCTTATCTGCCTGAACCCGAAGCCCCCGGCGCGCGGAAAAAGAAAAAAACCAGAGTACAGGAGGACCCGTTCTGATGAGGACGATTGAAGCCATGCAGCGACAACTCCTCGGCCTGATTGGGCGGGCAGTGGTGAAAAGCATCAGTGCCGCCACGAAATGTCAGACCGTGGATGTGTCTCTGATTGCCGGTGAACCCAAAGCCGGGGTTGAACATCTTGAACCCTACGGTTTTACCGCAAGGGCAAACAGCGGTGCGGAAGCGGTGGTGTTGTTTCCGGATGGCGACCGTTCTCATGCGGTGGTTGTTACGGTGTCGGACCGGCGCTACCGCCTGAAAGGGCTGCAGACGGGTGAGGTGGCTGTCTATGACGATCAGGGGCAGTCCGTGACGCTGACCCGGGAGGGGATTGTGGTGGACGGTGCAGGTAAAACGATCACGTTTCGCAATTCACCTAAAGCACGTTTTGAAATGGACCTGGAAGTGACCGGACAGGTGAAAGACCTGTGCGACTCCGGCGGCACCACCATGTCAGCGATGCGGCTTGCCTATAACGGGCATCGTCACAGAGAGAACGGTCAGGGCAGTAACACCGACAAACCGGATAAAGCGATGGAGGCATGATGGAACTGTGGCTGACGGTGAACGGTAAACGCACCTGCGCCAGCGCACCGCTGGATCCGCTGACCCGCGCCGTGGTGATTTCCCTGTTTACCTGGCGGCGGGCTGAACCTGATGACAATGCCGACGTCCCGATGGGATGGTGGGGGGATACCTGGCCTGCGGTACAGAATGACCGTTACGGCTCCAGACTGTGGCTGCTTCAGCGCAGCAAACTGACCAATCAGCTGGTGCAGACGGTAAGGGGGTATATCCGCGAATGCCTGCAATGGATGACTGATGACGGCGTGGTGTCCCGTATTGATCTGGATATCCGCCGCACCGGGATTAATGAACTGGGTAACAGTATCACCCTCTGGCGTCGTGACGGACCGGTAATGATTTCTTTTGATGATCTGTGGAGTGCGATAACGCATGGCGGACAGTGAATTTCAGCGCCCGACGCTGGCAGAAAATATCAGTATGCTCCGTAACGATTTATTCGCCAGGCTGGACGTCAGCGACACGCTCCGGCGCATGGATGAAGACGTGCGGGCAAAGGTGTATGCGGCGGCGCTGCATACGGTTTACGGGTACATCGATTATCTGGCAATGAACATGCTGCCTGACCTGTGCGATGAGTCCTGGCTGGCGCGACATGCTGCGATGAAACGGTGTCCGCGCAAGGGGGCCACGGCTGCCAGCGGGTATATGCGCTGGGAAGGTGTCGGCGATGGCCTGAAGGTGACCGCCGGGAGCGTGATTCAGCGCGCTGACCTGGTTCAATACACGGCAACTGCTGATGCAACCAGCTCCGGTGGTGTCCTGCGCGTGCCGATCACTTGCTCAAGTGCAGGCGCGGTCGGTAACGCTGACGACGGTACGGCATTAATCCTGGTCACGCCGGTGAATGGTCTGCCGTCTTCCGGTGTTGCAGATACCCTGACTGGCGGATTCGATACTGAAGATCTGGAAACGTGGCGCGCCCGCGTCATTGAGCGGTATTACTGGACGCCTCAGGGCGGGGCTGACGGGGACTATGTCGTCTGGGCTAAAGAAGTGCCCGGCATTACCCGCGCATGGACATACCGTCACTGGATGGGAACGGGAACTGTCGGTGTGATGATTGCCAGCAGTGACCTGATTAATCCCATTCCGGAAGAATCAACGGAAACGGCGGCAAGACAACATATCGGGCCACTGGCCCCGGTGGCAGGCTCTGATTTGTATGTCTTCAGGCCGGTGGCGCATAAAGTGGATTTTCATATCCGCGTGACGCCGGACACACCGGAAATACGGGCTGCCATCACCGCCGAGTTGCGTTCGTTCCTGCTGCGTGATGGTTATCCGCAGGGAGAACTGAAGGTGTCGCGTATCAGTGAGGCGATTTCCGGTGCGAACGGGGAATACAGCCATCAGTTGTTTGCACCGGCAGACAATATCTCCATTGCAAAAAATGAACTGGCGGTACTGGGGACGATTTCATGGACGTGACAAACGATGATTACATCCGTCTGTTGTCGGCACTGTTGCCCCCCGGTCCGGCGTGGTCAGCCAGCGATCCGGCGATTGCCGGTGCGGCACCGTCATTAACCCGCGTTCATCAGCGTGCGGATGCCCTGATGCGGGAGCTGGATCCGCGCACCACCACCGAACTGATAAATCGCTGGGAGCGTCTGTGCGGCCTGCCGGATGAATGTATTCCCGCAGGGACACAGACCCTTCGCCAGCGTCAGCAACGACTGGATGCGAAGGTTAACCTGGCGGGCGGCATCAATGAGGATTTTTACCTTGCACAGCTTGCTGCCCTGGGCAGACCAGACGCCACCATCACGCGATACGACAAAAGCACGTTCACCTGCTCATCGGCCTGTACTGACGCGGTGAATGCGCCGGAATGGCGGTATTACTGGCAGGTCAACATGCCAGCCGCCACCAACACCACCTGGATGACATGTGGCGATCCCTGTGATTCCGCACTGCGTATCTGGGGCGACACCGTTGTCGAGTGTGTGCTTAACAAACTCTGCCCGTCGCATACCTACGTAATTTTTAAATATCCGGAGTAATCCATGCATCGTATAGACACGAAAACCGCGCAGAAGGATAAGTTCGGCGCGGGTAAGAACGGTTTTACCCGTGGTAATCCCCAGACTGGTACGCCTGCCACCGATCTGGATGATGACTACTTTGACATGTTGCAGGAGGAGCTTTGCAGCGTTGTGGAGGCATCCGGTGCCAGCCTGGAGAAGGGGCGGCATGACCAGTTGCTTACCGCACTTCGCGCACTGCTGTTAAGCCGCAATAATCCGTTTGGTGATATCAAATCGGACGGCACGGTGAAAACGGCTCTCGAAAACCTTGGTTTGGGAGAAGCAGCAACGAGGCACGTCGGAACGGATACCGGGCAAGTACCAGATATGAGTAGTTTTACAACGGGGCACTCTGGAGCAGCAGACTGGCCGAATCCTAAATCTGGATGGAGTAAGGGGCCGGATGGGGTAATTACACAATGGGGTATTTTCGGTTTCCCCGTTGGACAGACAGGGACGAATGTTGTTTTCCCGCTACCTTTCCCCGCGCGGGTCGAATCAATTACACTGACAATGGCAGATATCCAGGAGTCTCTGCTTTCTCCAGCAACCATGCCTGCTTATGGAGTTAACTCAACTGGTACTTCAAGAACGGGTTTTACAGCCCGTATGTCAGGCGCCGGTGGGTTTAATCTTTGCTATATAGCGAAAGGGAGATAACAGAATGAATAAAGTTAAAAGTGTTTACAGCCCGTCCGAAAATGCAATCTACAACGCAGCGCTATATGAAAGTTATATCAAGGAGGGGACATGGCCGCAGGATGGTATTGAAATCAGCGATGAGGATGCTGTCAGATTTAATGGGGGAAATAAGCCAACAGGAAAAATGCTGGGAATGGTTTCAGGGACCCTTGCATGGGTTGATGAGCCGCCGCTTTCACCAGAACAGAAAATATCAGATGCAGAAAACATGAAAGCCACATTTCGTGCAAAAGCTGACAGTGAAATATCCTGGCGTCAGGATGCTGTTGATGCTGGTATCGCAACTGATGAAGAAACTTCAACTCTCACCCAATGGAAGAAATACCGTGTGCTGCTGATGCGTGTTGATACATCAACAGCCCCCGATATTGAATGGCCTACACCTCCGGCAGTTCAGGCCAGATGACATCCGGCGCGGTGCTGGTATCTGTTGCCGTCACCGCGTCAATGTAATCCAGCACAGTGTTAAGTCGGGAGGTCTCTGTCTGCGTCAGTTTACGTCCGGCCTGCAATTTCAGTTGAATCAGACTGATGGAAGCCATTGCAGTATCAATCAGCGACTGGCGCTGTGCTTCTGCTGCATCTACTGCGGCGCTATGCTGTGCCTCGGTATCCGTCACCCATTTCTCACCATCCCATTTATCGTATGGCGTTAATGGGGCGATAGTCGCGGGACGCATACAAACATAACCCCTGGATGTTATGTGTCTATCGAGAATCAAAGTGGAAGTCCTTATGTTAAGTATAAGACAGGAATCACTTATAACGATAATCAGTTAGTATATGTATCTATCACTGTTGATGATAATATCAGCACTTGGTTCTGGAGGGGGTTTGTTGTGGGCAATGATGCATTTAAGTTATCGTCTGCAGATAGAGGAGATATTACAATAAACAACGAATCAGGGCATTTGATAGTCAATACCGCAATTCTATCAGGAGATATAGTCACTCCAAGAGGAGGAGAAATTAGGTTGGTATTATAGCTTGTGCGCGCCATGATTGGCGCGCAATTTAAATTTAGTGCTTTACATCGCTATTGTCTTGATTTCTTTGAATTATTTTATACATTAAAAAAACGACTGTTATGTATAAGCAAAGGTCGAACGAAAAATACATTCCAAATAAATGCTTGCTTAAATCTCTATATCCTTCCCCGAAAAATGACACATAAAACTGAGATATTCCAAAAAGAGATACTACAAATAAAGACGCCTTTATTTTATTATTTCTAATAAAAATAGAAGCAATAAAAAATAATAACAATGATATAAATCTAATGTTTTTAAATATATTGTCTTTTATGTTAGTAATAGTCGTTAGTATGTTTGATTCCCCATATATTACGTGTAGTTTTTTATATACATGGAAATAATTTTCTTTATACTGAGACATCACACCATCATCAAATGGAAGTTTGAAGATGGTGCTTGGTTTGCTAACCAATAAAAAGAGTGCATTCGAAAACGTTTCATCTTTATGAGATTCGAAACATTCCGTTCCAACTTCTGTTGGGATTGCGCCAAATGATATGTCGAATTTATTACCCCAGGCATCTAACCCAACACACTTATCATCAACATACGATGGCATTTTATACCCGTTGTTTTTCATATAAAGATAACTACCGAAGTATGTTGCATGGTACTTATTTAATTCAACAACACCTTTTGAATAAGATATTGCAAATATTGACGCAAGCAAGCACACCACGCATATTACAGATTTAATAATTAGTTTGTGTCTATCAAAAAAAATATAATATGAATACACTATTAGTGGGGTTAATATAAATTGACTTTTAGCAGTAGATATTATTAGCAACGAAAAAAATAGCAAAAGCATAGATTTATTGCTTTTGCATGTTAATGAATACACCAAAAATGGAAGGAAAATTATAACTATTTGCTCTTGATAGAATGATGCAAACATTGACAGTGTTGATGAAGAACACATAAGAAAAGCCAAAATAAAGAATGTAAATAAAGTTACATACCTTTCTGTTTTTATATATGAAGTAAATATCGCATATAATGAATAAATATATATTACTTTTAGAAATAACGATAACACCCTAGCATCAAGATATTCAGTAAAAATGCCAATAAACAGGACGTATGTATACAAAATATAACTATATGAACTTATATACTCATAGCTATCAATTGAATCAATATGACCTTTAAATTTATACAATAAAGGTAAGTCATATGTAAATGCTGGTATGTCTTCAATTAATGGCTTAATGGCTCTTCCGAAATCAGATGTATTTAACATCATTATGTTTTTAGATAAGGCGCAAATAATCAAAACAAAAGATATATACAATGATACTTTTATTGCTTTATTCATTTTTTGACTCTCTTGATGATGTATTTCGGGCGTTTTTTGGTTTCAATGTATGTGCGTCCAATATATTCACCTAATACTCCTATTCCAATCATCTGAATTCCACCTAAAAACAGTATTGAAACAAGTAGTGAAGGATATCCCCTAACAGCATTTCCAAATATGATAGTATCTAAAATCATCCACGCCCCATAAATAAATGCTACACTGGCTACCACTAACCCTATGTATGTCCAGATGCGAAGAGGGAATGTGGAAAAGCTTGTAATACCCTCAAGTGCTAAATTCCAAAGTTTCCATCCATTAAATTTTGTATCTCCAGCAATTCTTTCCGCTCGCACGTATTCAACAATATCTGTCTTTCCTCCTACCCAGCTCAGAATACCTTTCATGAAAAGGTTTCGTTCTGGCATAAGTTTAATATTTTCGACAACATCACGGCTCATCAGCCTGAAATCACCAACATTCTCTTCAATTTTAGGATTGCTTATTTTATTGTGGAGCTTATAGAACCACTCAGCCGTTTTTCGCTTCAGGCGTCCATCAGTTGAGCGGTCAGATCTTTTAGCAAGAACCATATCAGCACCTGCTTGCCATTTTTCAATAAGATGAGGAATAACCTCAATCGGGTCTTGCAAGTCAACATCAATTGGGATTATCGCATCCCCGGTTGCATGGTCTAACCCTGCAAACAATGCTGGTTCTTTACCAAAGTTGCGTGTAAATGACAGCGGAACAACTAGAGGATCTGAAACAGCCAGAGCATTAATAATTGACTCCGTAGCGTCTTTGCTGCCGTCATTTATGAAAACGATTTCCACTTCATATGACTTCAATTCTTCGAATTCACGTACCGTTTTATAAAAAATTGGTATCGCTTCTTCTTCATTGAAGACAGGAACTACAAGAGATATCTTCATTTCGCATCCCTAAAGACAATGAACTTTGAATAGACGAAACCGCACACCAGGCTGATGGCGGAGAAGGTGACAAGAGTTATCATCGGGGGAAGTGCGCATCTATCAGCAGCCCATCCAACAGTAGCACTCAGTGTCCCCATGAACCCAACATATAGCATGTAGCGCATCGTTGTAGTCGATGCCTTGAATGTGAATTTTGCATTCGCGAAGAAGCTAAAGCTCACAGCCACAACGAAACCTGCGGAGTTTGCAAGAGCTTGGTTTGTATGCGCGACATAGATACAAACACCAAAAACCACCCAGTGTATAAGGGTGTTCAGCACACCAATAGAGGTGTACTTTGCAAATAGCTTTAACATTTCTTCTATCAGCTAATAATCAAAGGAATGAAGTCTATCATCCAAGTCTCAATCGATCGATACTTGCTGTGGTTGATGAGACAAAACTTATACACACAAAGCTTTGAATCGCCACGGGTTTAACAGACACCTCAGAGTCATTTAAGATGGCTTAAAGAGAGGTGCCCATGAGCGGTAAGCGTTATCCCGAAGAGTTTAAAACTGAAGCAGTCAAACAGGTTGTTGATCGCGGTTATTCTGTTGCCAGCGTTGCAACACGTCTCGATATCACCACCCACAGCCTTTATGCCTGGATAAAGAAGTACGGTCCGGATTCTTCCACTAAT